TGCTCAGCGTTACATGGCTCCTTCGGATGCTCCGACCACCATCATCGGCGCTGCTGACATCTATCTGTCGGACTTCGGTTCTGTGTCGGTTGTCCCCAACCGCTTCATGAACGCGAACAACGACTGCAACGATGTGGCCTTCGTGCTTGACCCCGAGTACGCTGCCGTGGCCTTCCTGCGTCCGTTCCAAACGAACGAGCTGGCTAAGACGGGTGACTCGGAGAAGACCCAGTTGCTGGCTGAATACACGCTCGAGGTTCGCAACCAGGCTGCTCACGGCATCTGCGCTGACTTGACCTAAGCCGACCTATCGGTGACAACTAAGGGGGCCGGGGCAACTCAGCCCCCTTTTTCACATGAACACCAATTTAGAAGACATCAAGGTAGTCCACCGTAAGGCTCACGCCGATGACAATGGGGGCATCATCATTGAGAGCGCCCAGGATGTTGGCGGGATCGTTGAGTCCAATCGTAAGCAATTCAATGCTTATGATGAACGCGCTCGGTGGAGTGATGACCTGTTGGGCAATAAGATCGCTTCTATTCCCTTATCGGTGATTGACGATCTCAACCAAAAGGGCATCATGCGAGGGTTTCATGTTCTCGATCAGGCTCGTTTTAAGGCTTGGCTAAACCATCCTGACAACCGCGCATTCCGCACCCGTCCAGGGAGGATTTGATGGCTATCTCCACCTATTCCGATCTCAAGACCGCAGTTGCAGACTATCTGGCTCGGTCTGATCTGACCAGCAAGATTCCTGACTTCATCACATTCGCAGAGAACCGCCTTCGCCGGGACTTGCGGATTCGTCAGATGCTCAAGCTCGTCAATGCAACGATGACCGCCAACGACTCCACGCTATCGCTTCCGAGCGACTTCCTGGAGATGCGGGACATCCATCTGAATACGACTCCAAACTCTGCTTTGGAGTACCTCTCTCCCAATATCTTCTATCGCAATGCCGACGCAACAAACACGGGCATTCCGAAGCGATATACCTTGTTGGCGAGTGATTTCCAGTTCGCACCGATCCCGGACTCTGCTTACAACGTGCGGATGCTGTACTACGCAGCTCCAGCCTATCTGAGCGACTCCAACACCTCAAATGTGTTCCTAGCGAACTGTGCCGATGCGCTGCTCTATGCTTCTTTGGGAGAGGCAGAGCCTTACATCATGAACGATGAGCGCCTGAACACCTGGGCCGCGCTGTATCAAAGGGCAATTGACACTATCAACGCATCCGATGATCGGGGAGAATACGCAGGTGTTCCCCTGACGATGACTCTCGCACGGAGATAAATATGTCTGAAATCTCAAACTATCTTGAGAATGCGCTAATCAACGCAACTCTGCGGAACACGGCGTATACAAGCCCGACCACGGTTTATGTGGCGCTATACACCACAGACCCTACCGATGCGGATACGGGTACTGAGGTGAGTGGCAACGGATATGCTCGTCAGAGCGTGACCTTCTCCGCTCCGTCCGACGGTGCAACGTCAAACTCGGCGGCGGTGGAGTTCCCTCAAGCGACTGGTTCGTGGGGAACGGTGGCCTATATCGGCCTTCGGGATGCATCCTCTGGTGGAAATCTGCTGTATCACACGCCTTTGGATGCCTCCAAGACCATCGCTACGGGTGATGTGTTCCGCATCGCCATTGGCTCGCTGACGGTTACGATTTCGTAATGGCCGATCTCTACCCACCGTGGTCGATTGACTCCCTTGATAACCTCAAGGCGAGTCTGGATGACCTGACTCTAACGCTTGATTCGCCTCTATACATCACAAGCGTTACTCGGTGGGATGGGGATGCCTCCATCGCTGCTTCTGCGAGTGTTACGGCAGACGCAACACGGGTTCAGTTCGGAGCAGGGTCGATTACTGCTGATGCAGCGGTAACGGCTCAAGGCATACGGGTTCAATTCGGCGCTGGTTCTTTTGAGGGATCAGCCTCGGTTGTTTGTAGTGCAATCCGGGTTCAGTTTGGCTCTGGAGACATCATCACTACCTCGGTGGTGACCTGTCTCGGTGGATTGGTTGCGAGCGGTCAAGCCAGCGTAACGGCAGAGGCCACGGTCACTTGCGTAGCGAATGCGACCTTCTCGGCATTTGCCTCGGTCAACGCTCTGGCCTCGGTTGGGTGTCTTGCCAATAAGCAAGGCGACGAGTGGAGCAATGTCCAGGTTGATGAGAGTTCATGGACTCCTGTGACCGATACCGAGACAACATGGGATGTCGTCGCAAGCAATTCCGACACATGGACTGATGTTACAGACACCGAAACGAACTGGACTCCAGTTGCCGCTGCTGGTGGAACATGGGTGAGGGTGTGAAATGCCTGAAACTAAGATTACATTCGGAGAGTGGTTGCCAGATCAGCCCGGCATCGCTGGTGCGCTCCAAGCCGCATACAACGTCTATCCTCAACAGATTGGATATGGCCCTATCCCGAGCCTGACGGATTACTCAAACTCGGCCTCTGAGAACCTGACTCGCGTCTTCTCCGGGAAGATCAGCAGCACTTCCACGATGTTTGCCGGAGGTGCGACCAAGCTCTTCAAGTACGACTCAACCAACAGAAACCTTACAAATGTTTCAAAAACGGGTGGGTACACAGGCGGGAATTGGAGCTTTACCCAGTTCGGTGATGTGGTTCTTGCTGCCAATAACTCGCAAAAGATTCAGTCTTTCACCCTGAATAGTGGAACCGCTTTCGCTGATGTTGCCGCCGCTGCTCCGGTCTGTAAGTATTTGACTGTTGTCCGTGACTTCGTGGTCGCGGCAAACATCTCGTCTTATCCGAACCGAGTGCAATGGTCTGACATCAACGACGAAACGGATTGGACTTCCGGGCCGACCTCTCAGTCTGACTTCCAGGACATTCCTGATGGCGGGGATATCCAGGGGATAACTGGTGGAGAGTTCGGGCTTGTTCTGTTGGAGAAGTCTGTAGTGCGGATGACCTATATCGGCTCACCGCTTTACTTCCAATTCGACACCATTTCTCGTGAGATCGGGTGCTATGAGCCTGGCTCTGTGACCCAGTACGGAAACATGACCTTCTTCCTGTCGGATGACGGGTTCTATATGTGCGATGGCCAGAGAGTCTCGCCAATCGGGGCTGAGAAGGTAGATCGGTGGTTCTGGAACGACCTTTCTCCCTCGTATATGAAGTTCAGCGCAGCGGTTGATCCGGTCAAGAAGGTAGTGATCTGGTGCTATCAGAACACCAATGCAGGCTATTCGCTCCTGGTTTACAACTGGCAGCTCAACCGCTGGTCTTACGGAGCAACTGCGGCCTCTTACATTTCTTCGGCAGCGACTTCTGCTGTGACTCTTGAGGGTCTTGATCTGTTCTCGGCATCGATTGATGCGCTGGGCGTGTCTTTGGATGCTCGTCAATGGCTCGGTGGTCGGTTGGTTTTCGCCGGGGTTAGAGATGCCAAGATCGTCACCTTTGAGGGCCAGCCAATGTCTGCCTTCATTGAGACTGGCGATCTTTCCTCTATCGCGAGCATCATCACCTTGGCTCGGCCCCAGATTGACAACGGGTCTGCGACCGTGGCGGTTGCCTCTCGTGAGATGCTGGACGATGACATCATTTACTCGACAGCGGTGGCTGCGAGTGATGAGAACCGAGTCTCTCTGAGAAGCTCTGGCAAGTACCATCGCGTGAAAGTTGTTCCTACTGGCAACTGGACAACGATGGCCGGGGTTGATGTGAATATCGTCGGGAGGGGCCGTCGATGATGTTTCGTGTTCTCCCCCCGTTTGGCGCTGATCCTCGAGGCATTTCCGAGGTAGTCAATGGGCTGATGAATGGCAAGTCCAACAATACGGGGACTGTCACTCTCGCCACGGGTGGGGCATTGACCACGACTCTTTACGACGAACGGATCAGCACGGACACAAAGATCATTCTGCTTCCGTTCTCGGCTGCGGCGTTTGCCGATCAACTGCCATTTGGAGCGTTTCAGGACTCCACAGATCAGACTGCCGCCTCGACCACAGCGGCGTATGCGGTCACCCTGAACACGACTGATTACTCAAACGGGATTACGGTCTCCAACAGTTCTCGGGTCAACTTCAAGAACCCTGGTACATACAACATCCAGTTTTCGCTCCAATTCGCAAATACAGACTCGCAGATTCATGACGTGGACATTTGGTTCAGGAAGAACGGAACCGATGTGGCAGGAAGTAACAGTCGGTACTCAATCCCAAATAAGCATGGAAGCATCAACGGTCATCTGATCGCGGCTCTAAACTACTTTATTGAGCTGGCGGCGAATGACTACATGGAGATCATGTGGGCGACAACCTCAACCGATGTGACGATTGAGCAGCTCCCAACCCAGACAACCCCTACCCGTCCGGCGACTCCAAGCGCAATCGTGACGGCAAACTGTGTGTCTATGGCGAGCATTGCAAATGTGTACGTTTCATCGCAGACTCAGGGATCGGCAACTATCAGCCATTACGCTAATTCCACAGCCGATAAGACCTTTGCTTACATTTTGGTGGGATGATGGAAG